AAATTGTCGGACGCTCAAAAATCAGTCCACGCCATACTCAAGAATATAGGTCTTCCAGTCTATACTATACACACGGATATGCTGGTAGAAAAACGAACATTCAATACGCGGCGGTTCATAACGCACGACGAATTAAGGTCCGCTAAAGCGCAATTACATGATCTGCAAAGAAAAGCCGATGAGTTGCAGCGCATAATAGACGAGACATCTTTTCTATTGGACGAAAGCGATGTCGATAGAATTGCTGAATTGAGTAAATTCGCATGATCTTTTGGGCAGACTTTGAGACGCGCAGCGCGTGCGACCTGAAGGCGGGGGGAGTTTACAACTACGCCCGTCATCCCACGACTGAAGTGCTGTGCATGTCCTACGCTGAAGACGACGGGCCTGTCCGCACATGGCGGCCGGGCGATCCCTTTCCCGCGATCAAAGGGCAGATACGCGCTCACAACGCGGCGTTCGAACGGCTGATCTTCTGGCATGTGCTGAAGATGCCTATACCGTTGGAACAGTTCTATTGCACGGCGGCGCAGGCTCGCGCCAACTGTGCGCCAGGGAGTTTAGAAGATGTTGGTCGCTTCGCTGGAACGAGTATGCGCAAGGATCATCGTGGCGCTGCTCTTGTGCGGGCTTGCTGTATCCCGCCTTATAAAGATGATCTCATCCCAGAGTTGATCGAGTATTGCGAGCAGGACGTGCGGACCATGCGGGCGGTCAGTCAGGCCATGCGCGAACTGACGCCGGAAGAACTGGAGGATTACCACGTCAATGAGCGCATCAACGACCGGGGCGTCTTGGTGGACGTGCCGCTCTGCCAAGCGGCGGTCAAGTATGCCGCCGACGAGCTGGCCGAGATACAGGAGACGGTGCGGACGTTGACGCGGGGTGAAATCCTGTCCGTTCGCAGCCCCAAGATGCGCCTATGGGTGCAGGACCGGCTCGGCCCCGAGGCGCTGAAGCTGATGGAGCGCGACGACAAGTTTTCTATTGACAAAACCGCGCGGGCGAATCTCCTTGCTGTAGACGACCCCGAACAGGTGCCCCCCGATGTCAGAGAAGTCATTCAGTGTGCAGATGATCTTTGGGCGTCTTCTGTTGCTAAGTTTGATCGTCTCGCCAAGCTTGCTGGCGATGATCATCGTGTCCGAGGGGCTTTCGTTTTCGCTGGCGGCAGCGCCACAGGTCGCGCCTCCTCCTACGGCGCTCAGGTCCACAACTTCACACGTAAGTGCGCCGAAGACCCGGCGGCCGTGCGGCACGCGATGGTCCGAGGGCATTCCATCGTGCCCCAGTTCGGGCGCCGCGTCACAGACGTTCTGCGAGGTATGTTACGACCCGCGCTGATCCCGTCGCGCGGTAAAAAGTTCGTCGTAGCCGATTGGTCTGCCATCGAAGGCCGCGTCAACCCGTGGTTGTCGGGCCGTGGTGAGGATAAGTTACAGCAGTTCCGCGACCGGCTCGATCCTTACGTCGTCAACGCCAGCCAGACCTTCAGGGTCGGCTACGCCAAGGTAGACAAGGCCCAGCGTCAGGTCGGCAAGGTGCAAGAGCTTGCCTGCGGGTTCGGTGGCGGCGTGGGGGCCTTCGCGGCGATGGGCCGGGTATACAATGTCCACTTACCGGAGGTGCAGGCGCGGCGCATGGTAGACGCCTGGCGCGCGGCTAATCCTTGGGCTGTGCCGTTCTGGTCTGATCTTGAGACGGCATACACAAGAGCGGTCAGGAATCAAGGAAAGATATTCAAGGCCGGTCGGATTTCCTACTACTGCGACGGTCAGCATCTCTGGTATGCTCTGCCTTCCGGCCGCGTGCTATGCTACCCTAACGCCAAGTTCGAGGATGATGGCTCGATCACCTATTCAAAGGCGGCTTGGAAGCCTGCGGCCGACGCTAAGGAGTGGCCTAGAGCGCGTCTCTGGCGCGGGCTTGCGTGCGAGAACGTCACACAAGCGACCGCCCATGACCTTCTACGTGAGGCTCTGCGCCGTTTGCCTGACGTTGTGCTGCATGTTCACGATGAGATTGTGCTGGAGACTGACGCGCCGGACGATGCGAAGGCGGTTCTTGAGCAAGTGATGACGACGCCGCCCGCATGGGCCGAGGGGCTACCGCTCGACGTAGAAGCGAGCGTGATGGAGAAGTATGGCAAATGATTGCGGTCTGGTTCTCTTGCGGCGCTGCGAGCGCAGTAGCGGCTAAACTGACACTTGAAAAATACCCCGACGTTCGCGTCGTAAACAACCCCGTTGCGGAAGAAGACGCCGACAATGTGCGTTTTCTACGCGATGTCGAATCGTGGCTTAATGTCAAGATTGAGCGTGCTGTCAACAGCAAATATCCGTCATGCTCCGCGCGCGATGTATGGGCGCAACGATCTTTTATGTCGGGGCCATTAGGCGCTCCCTGCACCATAGAACTCAAAAAACGTGCGCGCCAAGAGTGGGAACAAACCAATAAGGCAGACTGGCATGTTTTGGGTTTTACGGTCGATGAGCGCAATCGGTTTGATCGGTTTGTCATGTCCGAACGCAGCAACGTGCTGCCTGTGCTGATCGACGCGGGGCTGACAAAACAGGACTGTCTTAACATAATATTGGCGGCCGGAATTTCACCGCCGCGCGTATATAGCAAAGGTTTTCCTAATGCCAACTGTATAGGTTGCGTTAAGGCTACGTCGCCAACTTACTGGTCTTTGGTGCGTAGAGAGTTTCCTGATGTTTACGCCGACCGCGCTGCACAATCGCGGGCGTTAGGCGCAAAGCTGGTGAGATATAAAGGGCGGCGCGTGTTTCTGGATGAATTGCCAGAAGACGCTAAAGGCCGTCCGCTCAAAAACATGCAGATAGACTGCGGCATATTCTGTGAGGAAAGATGATGTTTGATTATTTTACCGGCCTTGCGCCGAAGGGCGAGACGGCGCTGATCGTCAAGCAGATCGACACGGGCCGTCTGCACAAGGACGGTTCGCCTAAATACACTTGGCCGGCTTACATGCCGTCGCAACGGCGCAAGGAAGGCGAAAGCTGGTTCCTGAACACGGGCTCATTCATTCTCGACCGGCTCGACCTGAAGCGCCCGAGCGCCAGCGTCGCCAACTGCACCCACGTCCTGTTCATGATGCTTGACGACATCGGCACCAAATCGAAGACGCCGCCCCTGCCGCCGACCGCTATCGTCGAGACAAGCCCCGGTAACTTCCAATACTGGTATGCCTACAGCGACCAGCCGACCGTCGAGGAGCATTGCGCGGCCCTGACCGCCATCGCAGCCGCCGGCTACACGGACCCCGGCGCGACTAACGCCGTGCGCAACTGCCGCCTGCCCGGCTCGGTCAATGTCAAGCCCGGCCGCGACGCCTTCGTCTGCCGCGAGGTAGAGTTTCACCCCGAGCGCGAGTTCACGCTTGCCGAGATCTGCGCCACCCTTGAGGTGACGCCTGCCGAGGTGGGAAACGCGCAGCGTATTACGTTCCGCGTGAAGGACACGGGGAATGACAAGGTGCTGGCGTGGCTCAACGAGCAGGGGCTTGTCACCTCCAACGTCAACGCCGAGGGCTGGTGTGGCGTCGTCTGTCCGAATCACGCCGGGCACAGCGACGGCCAGATCGAGGCCCGTTACCGGCCGCTCGACCGTTCGTTCTGCTGCTATCACGCCCACTGCGAAGACCTCGACAGCAAATTTTTCTGCGATTGGGTGGCCGAGCAGGGAGGCCCGCGCGTGACGCCTGGCTTCCGCGATGATCTGATTGCGGACTATACGAGCAGGCTTGACAAGCTCACGCCCACGGCGGCCTTCCCTGATGAGGGCGCCGCGCGCATTGCCGAGACGGAGGCCAAGCAGGCCGGGCGCGAGGGCCGCGCCGAGTGGCATGGCCGCTTTGCCTATATTATCGACGACGACGCCTACTTCGACCAAGTGACGTGCAGTGAGATCAGCCGCAAGGCGTTCAACGCGCTCTTTCGCCACGTCGAGTGCACGTCCATGGGACCTAACGGCAAGGCCCGCCGTGTCGAGGCGTCGCACTGGTTCGACGAGCAGCGCGAGGCCCGCGGCGCTTACGCGCTCAAGGGCCTGACCTACGCCGCCGGAGAGGAGCAGCTAGTCCAGAAGGACGGCCTTGTCTATGGCAACCTTTGGCGCGACGCGAGGCCCCAAGTGACGGGCGGCGGCGACGTGACGCCGTGGCTTGATCATTGCCGACGGCTGGTCCCCGACCCGGCCGAGTTATCGCACATTCTCGACGTCATGGCGTTCAAGGTCCAGAACCCCCGCATCAAGATCAACCATGCCGTCCTGCACGGCGGCAAGGGCGGCTGCGGCAAAGATACCATGTGGTCGCCCTTCATATGGGCCGTCTGCGGCCCGCATGAGAAGAACAAGGGCCTGATCGACAATGACAGCCTGACCAGCCAATGGGGCTACGCGTTAGAGGCCGAGATCGTCGTTCTCAACGAACTGAAGGAGCCAGACGCCCGCGACCGCCGCGTGCTGGCAAACCGGCTGAAGCCGATCATCGCCGCCCCGCCTGAGATGCTGTCGATCAACCGCAAGGGCTTGCATCCCTACGATATGGTGAACCGCATCTTCATGCTGGCGTTTACGAACGAAGACATGCCGATCACGCTCGACTCCGATGATCGGCGCTGGTTCTGCGTCTGGTCTGAGGCCCCCAAGATGACCCACGCCGCCGCCGACGCGCTCTGGCGTTGGTATAAGGCCGGCGGGTTCGAGGCCGTGGCGGGCTGGCTGCGCGCCCGCGACGTGTCCAAGTTCGGCCCCCAGGCCATGCCTCCCATGACCGATTACAAGCAGAAGCTTATTTATGTTGGCATGAGCAACGCCGAGGGTTACATCTTTCATGAGATCGAAGCCGGCCATGCGCCGTTCAACGTCGATATTATCGCCGGTCCCTGGCATAAGATCGTCAAGGACATGACCGACGCCACGAATGGTTCTGTTAAGGTTGTCCAGCCGGCGCTGTTTCATGCCCTGAAAGAGGCCGGATGGATTGACAAAGGGCTCTGCTATTCGACCGACTATAAGTCAAAAAAGCACTGCTTCGTGCGCCCGGCCCTGCGCGACTGGACCCGTTCGGATGTAAGGCGCGAGCTTGCGCGAATCACGGGCGAAGGAAGGGATGCGCCGAATGTCGTCGGAATCAAGGGTTGATCTTTATTCGGTCGTTATGCCGGTTTTGGTCGAATTAACCGAGGCCGCCGACGAATATCTTGACTGGGCCGCGACGCCGGGGGACGATGAATGTCCGCCGGAAACGGTTGAAAGGCTTTGCAAGGCCCACCAAGAGGCCCGTGACCTTATCGAAGGGTTAGGCCATGGTCAGGTTTTTTCTTGAAGCGCTTTTAATGTGGCTATGTCAACCAAAGCCGATTCCAGTGCGAGTCGTAAGCGCTCGTTCTCGGCATAGGCGGCGTTGAGGTTCCACTGGGCGCGGTCGCGCGCTTCGGAATAGCCTTTCAAATAGGCTTCCGTCACTTCCTGCTGAAGCGCCTTCAGGCGCCGTTCGAACTCGGCCTGCGTCATAAAAGAAAACCCCGCTTTCGCGGGGCCTAGTTGTTTTCCAGGGGAGGAAAGTGGACCTGCTATAACAGCGTTCAGCCGGTGTTACAAGTCCCGTCCCCGAAATAGAGAAGGTCCAGCCGGCGCACAATTTCCTGTTCTGTCAAGATAGGATGTTCCGCCGTGCGGGGCTCTATCTTTCGCCAGAAGGCCCACAAGGGCGGGTTGACCTCATAACAGGGCTTGTCCCGTGGCCAGTCCGGCACGACGGCCCCGTATTCCTCGAACTGCGTTTCCCACGGTGTCATTTTACCCCCAAAAAAATCTCAATCAGGACGGCAATCAAGATTGCCATTGTTTCGGTAGGTTTCATAGCGTTTCACCCCATACATGACGGTTGTGTGGTCGCGCCCGCCTAGGACGCGACCGATTAGCTGGTAAGACATGCCTAGCTCTAGGCGGGCGCGCCACATGATCTCGAACCGCGCCCACGCCACGCCCGCACGCCGCGTGTGGCCGATCAGATATTCGGTAGATATGTTATGCTTGGCCGCGACTTCCCGGATCAGTTCGTGCATTTCTAGGGTCTGTTGCTGCTGATGCGGGCTTAACATGCCGGGCCTCTATTTCGTTCGTGATGATGGACGCGCGGAACGAATCCGCCTCGGTTTCCAGCATGATTTGCAGGGCTTCCGTCGAAAGCCAATGCAAGAGCTGCGAAAACTCAAAATAGTCTTTTATCCGACCCATGATTCGTGATCCTTTACGCATTGTTCCGCGACAAAATCGCTTGCTTCGAGAGTGCTGGCGGCGGCGTCGAACAAGTGCGAGCCGCGCGGCACTATCATCGGTTCGCTATCGCCGCTTATCACGAGGCTTTGTAACTGTATATCATACGGCCCGCCGGGGATTCCGACGCTACGATCAGGCTTTTCCCATTTGTAGGTCAGCATAGCCGTCCCGTAGATGTAGCAGGCTTGACCCGGCCAGGGCTGGAATTCGTCCAATTCGTAGATGATGTAGCTCATGACATTGCCCTTATAAATTCGCGCGCCATCGCCTCAACGTCGCCGATCGACGCCAGCGCCGCGCAAGTGGTTAGGGATAGGCCAAAGCGGGCCAGGAAGGCCATTAGCTCGCCTTCCGGCACTTTGGCGAGGATGGCCGCCGCTTGTTCGGCTTGCGCACGGCTAACCCGTTTGCGGCGCGTCTTAGTGGGTTCTGGCGCGGCTTCCTCTTTCGGCCAGCGGTATTCGTGAAGCGCCTTCACTTCTGTTTGCGTCCGGCCACCGTTCTTAACCGGCTGGCCATATTCGTTTAGGACCGGAACCTCGACATTGCATGGCGTCGCGGTTGCTTGCGCGAGGATAACGTCGCGTAGTTTAGGATTGTAGATAGCGAACTGTGAACGCCACTTGCGCGCTTCTTTCGACACATATTCGCGCGCGCCGCCCGCTTTGATTCGGATCGATCCCTGTTCTTCGGTGAATACGTTACCATTTCCGGCGTGTATAACGCCCTTGGATTGCCATTGCGATTCAGCCCATTCTTTGACCTGTTGCGGTGTCATTGTTCTGCTCCCATGTTGATAGGTTACGATTAGATAAGCGCCGGGATGGCGTGTGTCGCGACGACGACGGCCAGCATAGCGGCGGCGATCAGTTCTAGGATTGTGTAGGCGTTCATGTCGTTTGCTCCTTTGTTGTGTGGATAAGTTACGGGATAGCGGCGGCGGCGTCAAGAGAAAAATACGGTGTTGCGTAAAATTTCTTTCTAGTGTAATTTTTCAGGTATCAACATGGAGGCATGACAAATGGCACAGCTTAAGACGATACTTGATAAACCCGTTCCCTCGCATGACCATCTCGCGGCGATGCTCTATGCCTTGTTTGAGTCGGGTTATCTTACCTGGAGTCAAATGAGCAACGCTAAATCGGCGCTTGGGCAGTTCGTGCCGAATAGCATAAAAGTGGAGCAAAGAACGCCTAAGAGTGTCACGTTCTTTAACTGTGGTGAATGGTGCGTCCGCGTCACGAATCGGGCGCGAGTTTATGTTGAAGCAACGGTTAAGCCGTAATTTTTACTGCCAAGCTGTAATTTTCGGAAAAATTACAGCTTGGCTTAACAATAGATTTACCGTAATTTTTTGGCGGTTAGGCGGTTTGCGCCGGACTTATATGCGCCGGTTAGGTGATTGGATAGACGGCCGAAATATCCTAAATACAATATTATATGCTGTTAGGCTGTTATCATTTATAGGTTTGACAGAAGATTAGTGTAATAATGCAGTAAATGGTAAAATTACAGTTTTTCTGTGGGGCAATGGTCAGACGACTTGCCTAACCGCCTAACCGCCTATCAGCCATGAGCATGGCCATTGCACAAACGCCCGGTTTTAGAGCGCCGCGCTGACATACGCAGTTTTGCTTAACGTTCGCCCATTGTTCTTTTTGGGCGTGGTTGCGCGCCAGGCGAGCGGCGCTTAGACTGACGCTGCTCGATTGAACGCGGGCGACGCCTGGCGGCGCGGTATCGGGAGAATGCCGCGCCGCCTATCCGCGATCCGCGACCGCTCGGCGCATTGCGCTGACAGGCGTCGGCAGGAAGCGCGAGGCGGGGGGACAGGGCCTTGGGCTCTCCGTTAAGAAATACGCAGGGACCGCACAAACTTTTTTATTTTTTGCAAAACTCATAAAACGATTTATGATGCCGCGCATGACGTTTGAGAGCCTTCCATACGAACCGCGCAAGATCACCGCGACTGAGGCGGTGTTGGAGCGCATTTACGAAGCCGCGCGAAAGGGGCTGAAGGGCGACGCATTAGCCTATGCCGCAGGGCTGACGCCAACGGAATACCGGCATCTGACGCAACTGGACCCGATAGCGGAGTATGCCGAACAGAAGGGCCGCGCTGAGTCCGAGGCCGAGATGGCCGAGGTTCTGCGCACCGCAGCGCTGGCGGGCGACACCAAGGCGGCGCTGGACATCCTTAAGCACGTCCACAAGTGGACGGCCCCGCAGTCGGTTCAGGTCCAGGTCGAGCAACGCATATCCATACTGGCCGCGCTGGAAGAGGCGCAGATGAGGGTTATTGAAGGTGCAGACGCCGATATACTCAGCGGACGAAGAACAGAAACTGATGGCCACTATGTGGTCGCCACAAGTGAAGAACGACCCGGTGGCCTTCGTAAGGCTGGCGTTTCCGTGGGGGAAGCCGGGGACGCCTCTTGAACACTTCCAAGGCCCGCGCAAGTGGCAGTTGGAGGTGCTGCAAGACCTACGGGACCATATCCGCCTCAACGGCGGCAAAGTGGACTTTGAAACGTTCCGCATGGCCACCTCATCGGGGCGCGGCATCGGTAAGTCGGCCCTTGTAAGCTGGCTGGTCATATGGATGCTGACGACCCGGATTGGGTCCACGACCATCGTCAGCGCCAACAGTGAGGCGCAGCTTCGCTCGGTGACGTGGGCCGAGATCACCAAATGGCTGTCCATGTCATTGAACACCCACTGGTTCGAGGTCAGCGCCACCCGTGTACTACCGGCCAAGTGGATAGCGGAACTGGTCGAGCGCGACCTGAAGCTGGGCACGCGCTACTGGGGCGTCGAGGGGCGGCTGTGGTCGGCGGAGAACCCTGACAGTTACGCGGGCGTGCACAACTTCGCGGGCGTCATGCTGGTATTCGATGAGGCGAGTGGTATTGATGACAGCATATGGGCGGTCGCATCCGGGTTTTTTACGGAGAATACTCCTAATCGTTTCTGGCTTGCTATTAGCAACCCCCGCCGAAACTCAGGATATTTCTACGAGTGCTTCAACAGCAAGCGCGACTTCTGGCGAAACAAGGTTGTTGACGCTAGAGGCGTGGAAGGAACTGATAAGGCCGTTTATCAGCAGATCATCGACGAATACGGACCTGACTCCCCGCAGGCCCACGTCGAGGTATACGGGGCGTTCCCGAACGCATCGGATGACCAGTTCATCCCATCGTCACTGGTCAGCGAGGCACAGCAGCGGCCACCATCGCAGGATCAGAGCGCGCCGATAGTGGTGGGCGTCGACCCCGCGCGGTTCGGGGCGGACGCGACCGTCATCGCCATCCGGCAGGGTAGGGATATTATCGGCATCCGGCGCTACCGAGGCGACGACACCATGGAGGTGGTGGGGCGCGTCATCGACGTGATCGAGGAGTTCAAGCC